GGAACACAATTATTTAACGATGTTAATAATTTAATAAACAAACTAGGAACAATTCAATCAGATAAAGTATTTACAATATAATGGCAGATACTATTTCACCTATATCATCCCCTACCCCTCCTCAAATACCAGGTAATGTATCTACTTTAGTATCACCTGATATTTTAGCTAATTTAAAGACATCTGAAAAGCCAAAAGCATTTGGGGATCAATTATTAAAAGCAGGACTTGCTACTGGAGTTAATGCTGCTTTAAACTCTACTATATTAAAATTATATAAAGAAAAAGCAGATTTAATTAGAAAAGAAACTCAATTAAATGTTAATCATCGATCAGAACTTCTTAAAATAAACAATCAATATAATATTGATAAAAAACAAGCAGGGAATGACGAACAAAAGCTTTCTGAATCTGAAAAAAAATATAAAGCTAGTATTGCTAATGAAGAAAAAAATTATAAAGCAGCTCAAGTAAATTTACAAGAAAGAAAGGATAAAAATCAAAAAGCTATTGATGATTATATAAAAGATCCTTTTGCTAAACAAAAAGAAAAAATAAAAAAACGTAAAGAAGATAGAGCAAAATTAAAAAACAGAACCAAAAAAGAAAAACAAGATGCTCGTAAACAAAAAAGAAAAGCTGTTTTAAAAAATACTAAAAAAACAATAGTTCCTATTTTAACTTTATTATTAACTGATAGGATAGCTGAGGTTATTTCTCAAAATGATGTTATACAAGAATTAATAAATAAAGCTAATGTTATAATTGAAGATGCTAATGCATCGAATGACCCAACAAAGTTAAATAATGCCAAAACAGTAAGAGATAATGCTATAAAAGTAATAGAAAGTAATGAAAGTAAAATTATTAAAATTAATGATCAAATACAAAGAATATCATTTTGGATTACTATATCTAGTGCAATTGTTTCTATATTATCTGCTATTGCTATACCTACAGCTCCAGTCCCTATTTTAACAAATATCATTACTAAAATTATTCAATTATTAGAAAAAGCAAATAAGATAGTATTAGCATTAAGTGCATTATTACCAACTATAATTGTTAGTTTAGAGAAAGCAATACAAATATTAGCAGAACTTAAAGCCCAATTATTACCGATAAATGGTATATTAGAAACAAACTCATCAAATTTATTACCATTGAACATAACATTTGGTACATCTGATTTTCCAGAATATAAGGGATTTAAATTTGCTTTACGTGAAGAAATAGGCCCTAAAGCGGTGGTAGTAAGAGGCAATAAACGCCACTATGCCGTTGCTATTAATAAGCAAAACATTGAACAATTAAAAAGTGAACCATCATTTACATTAGATCCTAATGATTTAATAGAACAATTAAAATTAGTAATAGATCAACAAAATTTACAAGGCTAAATATTTATTTATATGAACATTAAATTATTCAAAAAATTAATTAAAGAAGCAGTAACTGAGGCTATTTATGAAGAATTGCCTGATTTAATTGAAGAAGCATTAGCTAAACACAACAAACAACCATTGAACGAAAATAGAACAATGAGTTTTACTAGTACTGATGTAGCTCCATTATCTGGGGATGTACGTAGCTCGTTAATGGCTAAAATGGGTGCTGAATTTGGTTTTCAACAACCACAACGTAATGATTTAAAAGTAATCGATGCTGTTGATCCATCAACTGGTGATAAAGTAAACCCTTATTTAGCATTTATTAATGATGCAGCAAATAATATGTCCGCTCATGATAGATCAGGATTAAGAAATTTAGATTAATATGCCAATACCTCAAACAGTACGTGTTAATCCATTAGATTTGCAAGGAAACATTGCTATTGGGGTATCATTACCTTTTAATGGCCCATCAGGTCCATTTAATAGTACATATAGTACTAAGGATCAAACTAAATCTAATTTAATTAATCTTTTACTTACTAATAAAGGTGAAAGAATAATGAATCCTGAATTTGGATGCGATTTAGGAACAGTATTATTTGAAGGTATTACAGACGATACAAAAGAAACTATAAAAAGTCTAATTAGTACTAATGTATCAATATTTGTACCTGAGGTACAACTTACTGAAATACTAGTAGAAAATGCCCCTCAATACAATAATAATTCAGTATCAGTTACAGTTAAATATAAAATGAGAATATCCCAAAATCCAGATCAAGTCACAGTACAATTTATATAAAATGGCAGATAATAATGTATCATATTTAAATAAAACATTTCCTGAGTTTAAAGCTAGTTTAATAAACTATGCTAAAACTTATTTTCCAACAGTATATAACGACTTTACTGAAGCAACACCAGGAAATCTGTTTATTGAAATGTCATCTTATGTGGGTGATGTAATGTCATTTTATTTAGATACTCAAGTACAAGAAAACTTTTTATTATACGCTAAAGAAAGAGAAAATTTATTTGCGATGTCTTATATGTTAGGATATCGCCCTAAAGTATCCTATGCTTCAACTGTTGGTATGGATGTATATCAATTAATTCCTACTACAGGATCAGGAGGAACTTTACAACCTGATTATAGATATGCTCTAGTTGTTCCTGAAAATGCTCAGTTTAGTGCTACATCAAATGGTGGTATTAAATTTTTAACTACTGAAAAAATAGATTTTAGAGACACAGGAAGTATGGTAATTTCATTTGTAGATAATAATTATTACCTACTTAAGAAAACTACTAAAGCAATATCTGCTGAAATTAAATCAACAACATTAACATTTAGCACTCCTGAAAAATTTAGTATTGCTACTATATCAGACACAAACATATTACAAATATTAGATGCTACTGATGCTCAGGGAAATGTATGGTATGAAGTACCATATTTAGCCCAATCAACAATATTTGATAAAATTGAAAACCCAACATCAGGAAGTGATGGTGTACCATATTTAGTACAATTAAGAAGAGTACCTCGTCGTTATGTATCTCGTTTCTTATCAGACAATACATTACAATTAGAATTTGGTGCAGGTATTTCTAATAAATCAGATAACACAATATTACCTACACCAGATAATATTGGTTTAGGTTTAGTACCTGGTATTTCTAATTTATATAATAATTTTAATGCTGCTTCTGTATTTTATACACAAGAATATGGTTTAGCCCCAAGTAGTAATATCACTATAAGATATCTTGTAGGTGGAGGAGTAACATCAAACGTAGCTTCTAACACCATCACAACAATAGTTACATCTAGTGCTAATTTTCCTAGTGGTATTAATGATGCTTTATCAACTACTATATTAAACAGTTTAGCGGTAACTAATCCTTTTCCATCTGCTGGAGGAAGAAATGGAGATCAGATTGAAGAAATTCGTAATAATGCTTTTTATGCTTATCAATCTCAATTACGTGCTGTAACTAGAGAAGATTATATGGTAAGAGCATTATCCTTACCTCCTAATTATGGATCAATAGCTAAAGTATATGTTACACAAGATGTAGCTCAAGAAATGATACCTACTTCTACAGTATCAACTACTGAAGGTCGTAATCCATTATCATTAGATATGTACATATTAGGTTATAACTCTAATAAAAATTTAATCGCAGCATCAACTACATTAAAATCTAATTTAGCATCATATATTAATCAGTTTAGAATGGTAACTGATGCTGTAAATATTAAAGATGCATTTTATATTAATATTGGTGTTAATTTTGATATTGTAGTAGCTAGTGGATATAACAATAATGATGTTGTAACCAATTGTATTTTAGCTTTACAAGACCATTTCAATATTGAAAAATGGAATATTAATCAACCAATTATACTTTCAGATATTACATCAAAACTTTTACAAGTTAAAGGTGTACAAAACGTAATTAAAGTTGAAATTGTAAATAAACAAGGTGGAAATTATTCTCAATATGCTTATGATATTTCTGGAGCTACAAGACAGGGTAATATTTATCCTTCGATAGATCCAAGTATATTTGAGGTTAGATTTCCTAACACAGATATCCAAGGCCGAGTTGTACCATTTTAAAATTTAAAAATATATGAAACTAGACAAATTAAAAGGACACATCCCAGATTCAGTAATTGCTCAAATTCCTGAAGTAATGGAAAAATTTAAAATTGATACCCCAGTTGAATTAGCTCACTTTTTATCCCAATGTGGTCATGAATCAGGTGGATTTAAAGTAGTAAATGAAAATTTAAACTACGGAGCTAAAGGTTTGTTAGGTATATTCAAAAAATATTTCCCAACAGAAGAAAAAGCTAAGTTATATGAGCGCAAACCAGAAAAAATTGCTAATTTAGTATATAGTGGTCGTATGGGTAATGGTGTTGAAGCTACAGGTGAAGGTTGGAAATATCGCGGACGTGGTTATATCCAATTAACTGGTAAAGCTAATTATACTGAATTCGATAAAATAGTAACTGAAAATATAGTTGAAAATCCTGATTTAGTAGCCACTAAATACCCATTACTATCTGCTGCTTGGTTTTTTTCTAAGAACTGTTTAGGTAGATGCAAAGATGCTACTGATGCTTCTGTAACAGCTGTAACTAAATGTGTTAATGGTGGTACAATTGGTCTTCCTGACCGTTTAAAACATTTCAAGGAATATTATAATTTGTTAGCTTAAAAAACAACAACTTGTCATATTTATATGTAGTAATCATGTAAATTATGGCAGTTTATAAAATATTTCCTGAAAAAACAGCTACATTGTTTTCGTATTACCCAACCATGAATACTGGTTTGGATGAAATACTTGAACTTAGCACTTTTAAATCTATTGATGGTACTAACGAAGTATCTCGCCCTATTATTAAATTTCCATCAAGTGAAATTAGTGATGTATTTACTAATAAAGTAGGTACTGCTAGCTTTGATTGCTATTTAAAATTATATTTAGCTAACGCTTCATCAATTCCATTAAATTATACCATATTTTCTCATCCATTAGCAGCTGATTGGAATATGGGTACAGGAAGAGCTGCTAATTTACCTATTACAACAGATGGAGCTAGTTGGAAATATACAAATGAATTAAGTGGAAGTGTTTGGTTTAACCCATTATCATTTCCTAGTGGGCAAACAGGTTCATATCAATCTGGATCTAACATTGGTGGTGGATTATGGTATACTTCTTCCACTTATCAAGCAACTCAATCTTTTGGTTTCAATAGTTCAAAAGATATTGAATTAAAAGTAACTAATGCAGTTAGTGCTAGTTATACTAATATTATTCCTAATTATGGTTTTATATTAAAATATAGCAGCTCAATAGAATTTACCACTGCTTCTAAATTTGAAACTAAATATTTTTCAGGAACAACTCATACTATTTATCCTCCTACTCTTGAAATTAGATGGAACGATTTCTCATATAGTACTGGTTCTCAATCAGTAATGGATTCTGATTTATATTACGCCAGTTTAGGTAATAATAAAAATATATATCAGCAAGATTCAGTTCAACGTTTTGATGTTAAAGTAAGAGCAAAATATCCTCCTAGAACATTCCAAACATCATCATTTGGATATGCTTTAGTAAATTATGCTTTACCTTCTTCTTCATATTGGTCAATAAAAGATTTGGATACTGAAGAAATTGTCGTAGATTATGATACTACATATACTAAAATTAGTTGTAACCCAAGTGGTAGCTATTTTAATGTGTATATGAATGGCTTAGAACCAGAACGTTATTATAAATTATTATTTAAATCTGTATTAAATAATGGTGAAGTAATAGTGTTTGATGAAAATTATTATTTTAAAGTTATTAGATAATGTCTCAAATTCCTATAGAAAAACAGGTATTTGATAAAAACCAATATGGTAAAGTAATCAATACTCAATTTAGCCAGTTGTTAAATCAACAACAGGCTGAACCAACCCCT